AAATTGCCGACCTCGACGGCAAAATTGCTAACGCGGAAAAGACAGAGGCTATCTTGGCCCGCAACGCAGCTATGACAGCTAGCGAGACCGCTGAGGACCGCGATGTCGCCAAGGTGCAGCGCAGCTACAGCTTCGGCAAGGCTATTCAAGAGGCCGCTAGCGGACGTGGCTTGACGGGCTTGGAAGCAGAGATGCACCAAGAGGCTCGCAACCAAGCTAAGAATGCTGGTGTGGCCACTACTGGTAACCTCCAGATTCCCATCTTCGAGCAGCGTACTGTGGGTCTCGCTACTTCTGTTGCGGGTGTAGAGCAGCTCAGCACGTTGGCTGCCTTGGTGCCTAAGCCTCTCATCGAGACATTGGGTGCTCAGCGCATCACGGGTGTGTCAGGCGACATCAAGTTCCCTAAGTTGAAGGCTGCTGCTACCCTCCACACGGATGAGGCCACCAGCGCTACCGCGTCTCCTGGCTTGGATACTGCTGTGACCATGTCTCCCGAGCGTGTTGGTGCTCGCCTCGATGTCTCTAACCAGACGTTGGCTCAGCTCAACGGAAGCTTGGAGGCTGTCTTGGCTGGTCAGATTGCCGATGAAATCGGCTCTGCTGTGGACCGCATGTTCTTCTCAGAGGTGGTTGGCACTATTGCTAACGATGCTACGGCTGGTACGACTGCTGCTTTGCCGACATACGCTGAGTTGACAGAGCTTGAAGGTATTGTGGGCGATGCTCACGCTTTGGGCAACAACTGCGCTTACGTCACCACTCCTGGTATGCGCGCCCTCTTGGCGGGTCAGGGTAAGTTCGGTACTGGCTCAGGTCAGGCGTTCATCGAGAACGGCCAGCTCTACGGGTACAACGTTGGCGCTACCAACATCGCTGAATTGAGCAACGCTACCGCTGGTGTCGTGGCATTGGTGTTCGGTGAGTTCTCTCACGCAGCCGTTTGCTACTGGAATGGCTTGGATCTCTTGATTGATCCTTACACCGAGTCTCCTAAGGGCATCACGCGGATGGTGGCCCAAGTGTACGCTCAGGCTAAGCCTATGTACGCAGGTGCCTTCACCAAGTTGCTCCTCGATGACAACTTCGCAGCGTAATAGCTGACTGAATAAACACGAAAGGGGGAGGGAATGTCCCTCCCCTTTTTTCTCTCAAAACACCGCACATGGACTTCTACAGCAGCTCAAGAATCGCCAACACATCTGACTGGATTACTACCGATGAGGCTAAAGACCATATCCGTATCGACTTCAGCACGGACGATACGTATGTCGATGCCTTGATTGATGCAGCTCAGGAAGCATGTGAACAAATCCTCGGCTTTGGGTTCGGGACCTACAACCACGTAGGATATACCGACACCTTCAGCCGCGTATTGCATTTCCGTCAGGCCAACCTAACTCATTTACCCACGGTCCAGCACAAGTTGGAAGACGGCACCTACCAGACCCTTGACACGTCTGACTACAAATCCACCAGTAAGGCGTACCCAGGTCAGATAGTCTTCGCCGACAGCGTACACCTCAACAACGTCAACAACGACCCCGAGTGGCTTCAGGTGTCATGGTCGTCATCGTACACCACCACACCCAAGCTAGTCAAGCAAGCTGGACTCATGATTGTGGGGCATTTGTACGAGATGCGTCAGGATGTTGGATACAGCCGAGTTTTCGAGGTTCCTATGAACAGCAAGTACCTCCTTGAGAAGTACCGCAAACAATCATTCGCATGAACCTGAACCTCGGTCGATTTGATAGGCAGATCAAAATCTACACCCCTAAGACGGTGCAGCCTGACGCGTTCAATGAGCCGCGTAACAGCTACATCTTGCACAGGACGTGCATGGCTTTCCGCAGGGACATCGAGTGGTCTACGATTGGGGAAGAGGTCCACGCCAAGCAACTCGTGGTGGAGGCTAGAACCGAGTTCTACATCAAAGGCATCCAGAGCGGTTTCGACGAAAGAGCCATCGTAAAATACAAGAGTCAATACTACGAGATTACTCGTATTGACGAGATGGAGCGCAATCGTTACGTCCGCATCTTGTGCTTGCGCAGAGACAACTGGACACCAGAGATAGCATGAGCCTTTCAAGCGGACGATATAGCCCCAACGTCAAGTTTGATACGACGGCATTTAAGCGCTTCACTGAGGACCTCAAGAGGCTTGACTTAAAAGACCGCAAGAACTACATGCAGCAAGCGTGTAGGCACGCGGCTAAGCCTATCCGTGACGCCATGCGCATGTACGCCCCAAAGGGCGAGACGGGCAATTTGAAGGCAAGTATCAATACTACGGATTTGGCTAGAACGGGGCTGGGGTCATTCTATGGTGTCCGCGTTGGGCCAACCATCAGGGGGCGGAGCAAGAAGCGCATCAACTACTCTCACTTGGTCGAACTTGGAACAACAAAAAAGGTCAAGCGACCACGAAAGACAGGCTCGCGTTTTGTCTTTGACGACAGAAAGAACCCTGGACAGAAGGTTGTTGTGCCACGCATCTTCCATGGTCGTAAAGCCAACCCTTACGTAGCCAAAGCTAAGGTTGGTCTGGAGGCTGTTGCCAAGAAAAGATTGGATGAGAAGATGAAAAAGCTCATTGAGGGTAAGATTAGAAAGGCGATAAAGAAAAAGTACGGATCATGATTCACGTTGTTATGCAGTTGCTCATGACGGATAACGCCGTCACAACCCTCGTCCCCACGACAAACATCTCAGCCGTTAAGGGTGAGCAGACCATAGAGCGCCCTCACATCATTGTGAATCTCTTGAGCACTGACTTAGATCGCACTAAGGACGGCATGGTCTTCGAGACCTACAACATCGAGGTCTACATCACGCATCCAAGCATCTACCAAACGTGGCGCATCCACGAGGCTTGTCGCGCTCGCCTCGATAACTACAAGAACCCCAGCGCCAGCGTTAGCGGTCTAGGGCCTTACGACATCAAGCTTATCAGCTTGGTCGACGTCATGACCGACGCTCATGAACTCGACGACTTCTACATCATCAGAACAATCTACGCTCTTGAGATGGACAAATGGGATGGGTAATCCAACCTAGTTTGTCGACATCTCGCGTATCAAATCGAACTTTCTCTTTCAAATTCTAACACAGAAGCTATGGCAGCAACATCGGGAAGCGTACAAGGTAATATCGTTGGCCTGTACGTGGATAGCACCAGCTCCCCAGCGGCAGCAGCAGGAGGCACTTGGACTCCCGCTACCGCAAACTGGGACCTCATTGGCGCTACAACGAATGCCTCGTTCAGCATCAGCAATGCGTCATACGAGACTAACTTCAAGACTACTAATGCTGGAGCCGCAGGTATCGGCAGTAGCTCACGTAGCTACGGCATTGGCTCACAGAGTGGGTCGCTCTCTTTGGAGGGTGTCGTACAAATGGACGCAACCTACGGCCTTGAGTACCTGACTGGCTTGGCCATCAACAAGACCAAGGTCGGCGTGGTATGGGGCACCAACAATGGTGACGACATGCAGATTACTGGAACTGGTTTTATCACCAGCATCGAAGCTAGCGCAGGGGTAAACGACTTCACCACGTTCTCTTGCACGATTGAATTGGATGGTGATGCTTCAAAGAATAACGCAGCGTAATCATGGCTATCACAGGATCAGTACAAGGTAATGTTGTCGGTCTCTACATTGACGACAGCAACGCCAACTCAGACGGGTCGGACTTCATCACAAGCGGGACGCCAGACGTTATCAACACGACTGACTACCATTTGATTGGCGCCAGCACCAACGCCAGCATCAGCATCAGCAACGCCTCTTACGAGACCGTGTTCAAGACGACCAATGGTGGTTCTGAGGGCATCGGTAGCAGCGCACGCAGCTACGGCATTGGCTCCCAGAGCGCAAGCATGAGCCTTGAGGGAGTGGTGGCTATGGACGCCACTTACAACCTCGAGTTCTTGGCTGGTTTGGCTATCGACAAGACGAAGGTCACGGTGGTATGGGCCACCAATGACGCATCCGAATATGCTTTGGCTGGGTCAGGCTTTGTCACGTCTTTGGAGGCTAGCGCAGGGGTGAACGACTTTACGACGTTCAGCTGCACCATTGAGATTGACGGCGACGTAAGCGAGATTAACGCAGCCTAAGACATGGCTAGTACAGCGGGAACCCTTAAGGGTAATAACGTCGGTGTCTTCATTGACCGCAGCCCTGAGACTGCTGAGGATAACGCTATGAGCAACTGGGGCACTTTTGAAGCCTTTG